ATTTATCTAACCAGTACAGCAACCGCAGGTACTGTTGATTTCTTAAACACTTCTCCTTCAGGAACAAGTATTATGGGGTTAAGTTCTGTTGGTGATGCTGATGCAACTAGAGATGTAGTTATACCAGAAGAAGGTGTTGTATTTAGTGAAGGCATCTATATTCAGTACACTGTATCTACTTTTCTTACAATGACTGTATTTCACGCATGAAAAAAGCTAAAAAGAAAGTAGCTAAAAAAATAATTTAGCTAATTATTAAATATTTGTAGTACCCTACTAATTGTAGGGTATTATAAGTATTCCTTTAAAAAAACTAAACAAGAGGTAATTGATATGCCGGGCGGAATGAAAAAAAAGAGAATGCCAGAAATGTACATGGGTGGTGGTATGATGATGAAAAAGAAACCACCAATGAGTCGAATGTTTCGTGGTGGTGGTATGACTAAAGACACTACACCATCTTTTCAAGATGAAGTGAAAAAAATGTATGGTGGCGGAATGACTCCAGCTATGAAAAAAAATAAATAACTAGTCAATACTCTTTATGAAAAGAAAAAGAGAAAACCCTATACGAAAAACTACTAAGGGTAAGGGCGCTAACTATCGCCCTACAAAAAGTGGTGCTGGAATGACTGCTAAAGGTGTTAAAGCTTATAGAGCAGCAAATCCCGGAAGTAAGTTAAAAACAGCAGTTACAGGAAAAGTAAAAAAAGGCAGTAAATCTGCTAAACGCAGAAAGTCTTATTGTGCAAGGTCTGCTGGGCAATTAAAAAATAGTTCAGCTAAAACGAGAAACGATCCTAATTCTAGGATAAGGCAAGCTCGTAGAAGATGGAAATGTTAAGGAAAATAAATGGCTACTAGTGGAACAAATGCATTTAATTTAGATATAGGCGATATATTAGAAGAAGCCTATGATTTGTGTGGATTAGAATTACGCACAGGTTATGACTATCGTGGTGCTAAAAGAGCTTTAAATTTAGTTTTTTTAGAATGGCAAAATAAAGGATTAAACCTTTGGACTGTTGCACAAGGGTCATCTACTTTAACTGCTGGAACATCTACTTATAATCTAGATGCATCTGCTATGGATGTAATAGATGCATTTATTAGAACTAATGCTGGTGATACTAGTAAACAATTTGATCAAAGGTTGACTCGTATATCAAGAACAGAATATAACCATCAAGCTACAAAATTAACACAAGCACAACCTACTCAATTTTATATAGATAAAAATACAGGAACTAACAGTATTGTATTATGGTCAACACCTGATAGTTCTCAAACATATACATTAATTTATGACTATGTTAAAAAAATTGAAGATGTTGGCACAGTAGCTAGTAATAATGCAGATGTTCCTACAAGATATTTACCTTGTCTAACTTATGCTCTTGCTCATAATATTGCTTGTAAATCACCAGAAGCACAAATAAGAGTTCCTATGATAAAACAAAGATATGATGAGTTATGGAGAGATGTTAGTGATGCAGACAGAGAAAGAGCATCAGTACGTTTTGTTCCAGATATTAGTTATAATTAATTATGTCTTATGCAAGAGGAAAAAAAGCATTAGGTATTTGTGATCGATGTGGATTTACTTACAAGTTAGATAAATTATTTTATCAAATTGAAGATTCAAGAAGAAATGGTCAAAGAGTTTGTACTGAGTGTTTGGATAAAGATCAACCTCAACTTAAATTAGGAGAGCTTAATATTAGTGATCCACAGGCACTATATAATAGTAGACCAGATACTGGAGAATCAGCATCTACAAGATATTCATCATTTGATCCAATAGGTGGTGGTGTAACTGCTTTTGGCTCAAGTACGATGGGATTAACTATGAATGCTAAATTAGGCAAATTAACAGTGAGTACAAACTAATGGCATGGACATTTACAACACTAAAACAATCTATACAAGATTATACTAATAATACCGAAACTACTTTTGTAAATAATTTAGATGAATTTATTGTAGAAGCAGAAGAAGCTATAATTAAATTAGTTGATTTACCTTACTTTAGAAAAAGTGTAACGGGTCAATTATCAGCTAGTAATCAATACCTTACAATGCCTACTGATTTTTTAGCACCTTATTCATTAGCTATAGATAATAGTGGTTACGAATATTTATTGTTTAAAGATGTAAGCTTTATGAGAGAAGCTTATCCATCAAGTAGTACAACAGGTATTCCTAAATATTATGCTATGTTTAACAATGAAAGTTTTATTGTTGCACCTACTCCAAATGCAAACTTAACGGCTGAATTACATTATAGATATAAACCAGCATCAATTACTGTTACTAGTGATGGCACAACTTGGATAGGAACAAATGCACCAGACTGTTTGTTGTATGGAAGTTTAGTCGAAGCTTATACTTTTATGAAAGGTGAAGCTGATGTACTAGCAAACTATAAAGAAAGATTTGCTTTAGCAATAGATAGATTAAAAGTATTAGGTGAAGGTAGAGATACCAAAGATAACTACAGATCAGGACCACCAAGAAAACCAGTAACTTAATGCTAAAAGAGCCAATTAAAGAATTAAAAGATAAAAAAATTGCTATTGTAGCAATGGGTAGAAGTCAGCTAGATTTTCATTTATCTCAAATTCATAGCGTTGAATTTGATGAAATATGGGCAATTAATGCCATGATTGGGGTTATACCTAATATTGATAGAGCATTTATATTAGACCCTATGAGTCGTTTCTTTGATACATATGATGCTGGTGATATGACAGTTATGATGCAAAAGGTTTTACCTGAAATTACATATCCAATCTATACTTGCGAAATAGATAAAAGAGTTCCAGCTACAGAAGAATTTCCTTTATCTATATTAATCAATGACTTATGTTGTTCTTATTTTAATAATACAATAGCTTATTCAATTGCATTTGCTTTATGGAATAAAGTTGAATCAATAAATATATTTGGTGTAGATTTTACTTATAAAAATAATATGCATTTTGCCGAAGCAGGTAGAGCTTGCGTTGAATTTTGGATTTCTAAATGTTTAGATAAAAAAATTAATGTATCTATTGCACCAAATTCTAATTTATTAGATACAAACGTACCTTTAAAAGATAAACTATATGGTTATCACCGATTAGATGATCCAAAAATTAGTTATCAAAATGACTTAGGATTGCAAGTTTGTAAGTGGAGTGACATAGTTCAAGAAGAAAATAAACCTATTGGAATGATAGGAAGAGAAGATTTACAATTTAATAACATACCAGAGCCAAACAAATACTAATGCAAACAGATGAATTTAAAATTTCAATAGGAAACTTAGGTGTAACTACTACACATAATAGAGGTCATTCTTCTGAAGAAGTAGCAAAAATGGCTACTGATAAAATAGTATCTATTAGTGATACAGCACCAGAATCTATAAAAGCTCAAGCTCATGCATTTAAAGGCTTGTGTCATAATGTTATTAATTTTTATATGAAAGAAGCAATTAAAAATCATATGTGTACGATAGGTAATCAATTAGAACAACAAGGTCATAAAGACCTAGCCAACATCATTAGGAGACTTTAACTATGGCTATCACGCAAGCAATGGCAACCTCATTTAAAAAAGAACTGTTAGAAGGAAAACACAATTTTTTACTTTCTGGCGGCAACGATTTTAAACTAGCACTATATACATCAAGTGCTACAATGTCGGCATCTACAACAGCCTACACAACAACTAACGAAGCAAGTGGTACAAACTATACTGCTAAAGGTGCATCTTTAACTAGAATTAATCCTACTACTTCAGGAACAACAGCTTTTACAGATTTTGCAGACCTTACATTTGGAACAGCTACTATAACTGCAAGAGGATGCATGATATTTAATGATACAGCTTCTGGTGATCCAACAGTTGCAGTTTTTGATTTTGGAGGCGATAAAACTTCAACAGCGGGTTCATTTACAATTACGTTTCCAACAGCCGATGCTTCAAATGCAGTAATTAGAATAGCGTAAACATAAATGGCTACTGGATGGGGTCGCGATACTTGGGGATCAGGTACTTGGGGTACAACTGGTGTTGAAGTATCTATTACTGGTCTTGCAGGAACAACTGCATTAGGCACTGAAACTGTTACAGGCGATTGTAATTTAACAGAAACAGGATTAGTAGGTACAGGTGCAGTTGGTACTATAGTAGCTTCTGGATTTGCAATACAAGGAGTTAGCGGTACAGCATCAACAGTAGGACTAGGTGATGAAACTGTAACTTGTGATGCTAATATTTTTCCTACAAATGTAGTAGGAACAACAGCAATAGGTAGTGTCAGTACAATTACTGATAATATACTTTCAATAACAGGACTAGTAGGAACTACATCTTTAAATAGCGTAATACCATTAGCTGATGCTAATATATTCCCAACAGGAGTTTTAGCTACAGGTGTTGTAAATAGTAATAATTTACTTGTATGGGGAGAAGTAGATACTTCTCAAACTTCTAATTTTTCAATAACTTCTACAACTCAATCTCCTGATTGGAGTCAAGTTGCATAATGATATATAATTTTTTCAACGAGGAATAAACATGGCTAGTACATATGTTAATGATCTAAGACTCAACGAGCTTGCTACAGGTGATGGTAGTGGAACGTGGGGTACTACAACCAACACCAACCTAGAGCTAATTGCAGAAGGTCTTAGTTACGGAACTGAGGGTATAACTACTAATGCTAATACCCACGCTTCAGTTGTAGCAGATGGT